AACATGACACCAAACGAGATAAGAGCTCTAGCTGATTTACCTGCCATTGAAACAACCCCTATAACACCTACTGTATAATGCTATACTTCATAACAGAAACTTATCTAAAAGTTAATACACCTATTACAGCCAATGTGGATGTAACAGATGTAACACCATACATAGCTACTCAGGCAGCTCTTAGAGTACAGCCAATACTAGGCACTACTTTCTATAACTATTTATTAACTCAGTATAATAACACAGCACTTAACCCTGACGAGATAAATTTAGTAGAGTTCATTCAACCTGTGATAGCTTGGAGATCTGCAGAGGATGCTGTCTTTGGACTAACCTACCAACTTAAGAACAAAGGACTTCAAACACAATCAGGTGACTACTCAGCTAGTGTATCACGTAATGAGGTAGCCTTTGGTATGGAGCACTATGCACAAAAGGCATCATTCTTTGAGCAGAGACTTATTAGATGGTTGCTAGTTAATAGAAATTTATTCCCTCAGTTTATATCTACCACTAATCAGGATACAGATCTAAGGCCTATGTTTAACAACTGCACTTGCATCACCCAATACCAAACAACCTGCCTAGGCACCTGTGGCACTTTTAGGGAGAACGGATACAATAACTCTATCTTAATACTCTAATGAAACTACAGTTATCCATCCTATTATCGTCAATTCAAAAATACATTATTCAACTTTTAGCAGTGGTATCAGCTTTCTTTTTGCCTATCTCAGGTATATTATTTTTAATTGGCTTTGCTATCTTAGTGGATACTATTACAGGTATTTGGAAGGCTAAAAAACTTAAGATTAAAATTACATCAAGAGGATTATCAGCTGTGGTGTCTAAGTTATTTTTATATGAAGTGGCTGTTATACTTACCTACTTAATAGATTACTATATTCTTAATGATATCATTTTACAATTTTTCTCAGTGCCATTAATGCTAACTAAGATACTATCTCTAGTGCTAGTAAGCATAGAAGCTATTTCTATCTCAGAAAATTACAAGGCTGTGAAGGGGATAGATATATGGTCAGCACTTAAAAATTTACTACAAAGATCTAAAGAAATTAAAAAAGACATAGATGGAGTTAGACATAGCCAAGATAGTACAACACCGACTATCTAAGGATCAATACGTAGATGAGCTTACTGAGAAAAAACAAATCTATTTGCACCATACTGCAGGTGGCCCTGATGCAGTAGCAGTAGCTAAGTACTTTAACAATCAAGTAGGCAAGGTAGCAACTGCTTTTATCATAGGTGCAAGGGGCACGATAGTGCAATGTTTTAGCTCTAAAAATTGGGCTTATCACCTGGGCCTTAAACAAGAGATATTTACTGAGTCAGGAGTACCATACAAGAGCTTAGATAAGATATCTGTAGGTATAGAGATATGCAACTATGGCCCATTAACAAAAAAGAATGGATACTACTATAACTATGTAGGTGGCAAAGTAGACTATACTGATGTTACTATATTAGATAAAAAGTACAAAGGCTATATCTATTGGCAAAAATATACAGATGCACAAATAGAGAGCACTAGACAGCTGCTAGTCTACCTATGTGATACATACAATATACCTCGCACTTACTTTGCTACCATCTTTGATATAGACAAAAGAGCTTTGAAAGGTGAAAGTGGTATATTTACGCACAATTCAGTGAGAAAGGATAAGAGTGATATCTATCCCTGCCCTAGAATGATAACAATGTTAGAGAGCTTATGAGACACTTACTACCACTTTTGATACTACCCCTACTATTTAGCTGTTCAGACGCTAAGAAGGCTCAATACCACTATAAGAAAGCACTTAAGTATGGTCTAGAGTTAGTAGAGGATAGTGATACTATTAGAATTATCTCAGTAGATAGCTTTGCAGTGATCCGTAATGATACGATTAGATACGAAAAGATAATAACTACAAAAGATACTATCATCAATTTTAAGAATGTATATGTGCCTAAGACCAGGTGGCAAACTAAAATAGAATATAGGTACAAAACTCAGATATTAAAGCAGGATGTACTCAAATATAAGTATATCTACAAAACTGAAAAAAAAGAAAAATCAAAAACTAATTGGATGCTCCTAGTATATGGCTTTATTATAGGAGTACTCCTGTCATTCGTTACTAGACTATTACTTAAACTTTATTTATGATTAAACATTCTAAGAATGTGCATGAGCTTATCATTGATAATCTTTATGCACGTATTGCTATGCTATCAGATCTACACTGGGATAATCCACACTGTGATAGGGAGATGCTAAAGAGACACCTTGACTATTGTTTGGAGGAAGATATACCGGTAATGATTAACGGTGATATGTTTTGCTTAATGCAGGGTAGAGGAGATAACAGGCGTAACAAATCTGATATAAGACCTGAGCATAACAATGCAAAGTACTTAGATAGTATAGTAGAGACTGCTGTAGATTGGTTTCTGCCCTATGCTCACATCATTAAGCTTGTAGGTTATGGTAACCACGAAACTGCTATAATCAAATTTCAAGAAACTGATATACTTCAAAGATTTGTGGATATACTAAACTATAAAGCAGGATCTAACATTCAGACAGGTGGCTATGGTGGATGGTTAGTAGTTAAGCAAGCTTCAGGATGGGGATCTAAATACTCAACTAAGGTAAAGTACTTCCATGGTTCAGGTGGTGGTGGTATCGTAACTAAAGGTGCTATTAATTTAACCAGGGCTCTAGAGACCTATGAGAACTTTGATGTGTTTACAATGGGCCACATACATGAGAACAGCTGTAGGAATGATGTAAGAGATACTATAGATCATCATAGTGTAGGAGGATATGTACTTAAGCAAAAACAATTACACCTCATGCTCACAGGTACCTACAAAGAAGAGTATGGAGATGGTTCGCAAGGGTGGCACGTTGAACGTGGAGCTCCCATTAAGCCATTAGGAGGGAGGATACTTACTATAAAATTAGTGAGGGGTACTACAGGTGAAAGATTAGTCACAAAATATATTGATAGTCACAAATTTAATTTGTAAGTTTGCATAAGGTTTCGTATTAGAAACCAGGCCCCTCTGTATCTTTGGTTAGTTTGGCAGGGGGGCTATTTTTTTTGCCAAGATTTGTGACGGTTATAGCCAACATAATAGCTGTAATGGTGGCATAATGTATAATATAGCTAACATATTACCCACTTTAAGGTTATGCCCTTATTTCGCTACACATTTTGTAAGGTTATGGCCTTATTTTTCATGTTCAAATTATTGCATTTTCTATACATGATAGGCTTATATGTTCATATTCCTTATTTAGAATGATTATTGATAACGCAAAGTTGTATACAATTCATTGTAAGTACGTATATTTGTCTAAACCAATTAAAACTAACCAATGACAACAGAACAAATGAAAGCCACTATCCTCCTCTATTCAATAGAGTTGAGAGATGAGTACAATGAAATGGTAGGAGCATTCGGACACACTGATCCTGCAGCTCAGAGACTACAAACCAAGTATGTAACTGTATTAGTATTAATCGAAAAACTAGGACTAGATGAGAACTATTGATTTTATTCAGGGCTTGGCAGCCTTGACACTCTTTTTAGTAGGAATGTATTTATCCTGTGCACTATGAGCTACGAGATAGATTACTTGAAAAAAGGCTACATCAATGTATGGTGGGCTTCTGAAGATGGAGGTATAATTTACACTGCTGAGTACAGATGTTACTTTGTTGAGGAGGGTGTCTATGAGGCACTGCTAGTAGACAGTTACCAAAGAGGTAAAAATTACATCATCTTCACACCCTTGACTAGCAGAGAGCTACAAGAGACAACCCAACTTGTAGAAGAGTGGGCTTACAATAACCCTGAATGTATCTAAATATGGAAACTAACGAAAACACATTTATACCTACCACTTTTAGCCTTAAAAGAAAGATGCAATGGTGGAGAGAGCAGAGCTGTGATGGTGACAAAGGTGGAAGCTTTAACTTGGAGCTTTACCTAGACTATCTAAGTGAGCAAGACTTTAACGAAATAAAACAAGAGAAATGAAAGAAGTAAAATGGTGGAAGCTGCTTATAGTATTTTTTTCTGCATTAGTGTTAGAGGCAAATAGTATAGCAGGCTTTAGATTTTTAATGGATGAGCATTGGATGGGGATGGTTATGATGGCAGGAATTAATCCGTTTTTATGCTTACCAATGAACCATTATACTATTGAAGTTAAGACATTCAAAGGAAGAGCAATTATTGCAACAGCATTTAGTACAGGATTTATAATAGGAATATTAACAATTAGACCTTTTTTTATATGAAACGCTATAAAGTAACCTACAACTATTTTGAAAGTGGTAAGAAAATGGTAGGCACCAGGATCTTAGAGGCCTTAGACAAAGAGCACGCTTTACAACTTATGGCCATGTGGCCTAGATTAATACTTAAAGTTGAGACCTTATGAAAAAATATAGAGTATGGCTAGAGGATAGCGTAGAGCCTGATGGTGGCTCATGGTGGAATTGCTACCTAGGTAAAGATGGTAAGCTGCATGATTACATTTATACAGATGAGCAGGCAGATACACTAGAGTGGTATATTGAACATGAGTACATAGTTGAGGAGGTATGATAAAACAACAGATCATAGATTTATATCCTAACCACAGCAGTAAGTACATAGCTGAACTTTTAGGGGTAACCATAAGCAAAGTATATAACACTGCATGGGGTGCTAAGGTAAAGAAATCAGCTGAGTATATGCTTACTCCTGCAAGTGGCAGGATCATAGAGCCATCTATACCTAATCAGTTTAAGCCAGGGCACACCCCTCACAATAAGGGTAAGCAGATGGATGCAGAAATTTATGAGAAGGTAGCACCTACCATGTTTAAAAAGGGTAATAAGCCTGCTAACACCAAACCTGTAGGCACTATCAATGTAAGATTAGATAGTCAAAATAGACCTTACCAATATATTAAAATTAAGGATAGCCACTGGGAGCTGCTGCAAAGATATGTATGGACCAAAGCAAATGGGGAGATACCTACAGGATCTGTAGTAATATTTTTAGATGGCAACTATTTAAACTGTGAGCTTACAAATCTGAAAGTAATAACCAGGAGAGAGAATATGGCTCGTAATACTATACAAAGATTTCCTGCTGAGCTACAGGAGATAATGAAATTAACTTGTAAACTAAAACGTAAAACAAATGGCAAACAACAAACTAAGTGATCTACGTGATCACATCTTCATGGCACTTGAAAGATTAGCTGATGAGGATATGAGTAATGAAAAAGTACAGCAGGAAGTAGAAAAAGCTAAAGCAATAGCTCAGCTATCATCTACCATCATTGCCAGTGCAAAGGTAGAGATAGACTATATCAATGCAGTAGGATTAGTGGATAGTCAAAGTGAGCTATTCAAATCAGTAAACCCTAAGCTATTATCATGACTAGACTAGAAGAGGTCCAGGCTATCATAGATAAGCATGATCTAAAGCAAAAAAACAGGTATATGCACATAATTTATAAAAGATATTATCTATATAATGTACTGCAAAAGGATGGGATGACACTATCACAAATCGGTAGATTATTTAATCAGAGCCACTGCACTGTAATTAATGGTATTAAAAAGCATAATGATTATATGCACTATAAAGATCCTGCCTATATGTTGCATACGGTAGAATTAAGGAAAAAAATTGTGTTACCTGAATCCTACAAACCATTAAAGCAGAGGGTATTAGAATGTGTTAGCCTGGAGAAATTAGAGAAACTTAAAGAGCAGATCAGATGCAATTACTATTAATCCATGACGCTATGACAACTTCTCTTATTAGCGGTCTCTGTAACTTTTTGCATTTTCTAAATAATTTTTTTTATTTTATTTTGCGTCATTGCGTCATAAAATGGATGAAAGTCAATAGCAGTATAGTTATTAGCTATGACAAGGGCAATAAATTTGCGTCATTTTGCGTCATAGTGTTGTCATATAGAAATAATGATTATATTTACATCCCAACTAACTAACCATGAAGATATCTGTATTCAAGTCCTTATTTAATTCTAAAGAAACTCCCTATATTCAGGATGTAGTAGATGTATATAATAGAATAAAGGAGGGCTATGCTGAACTTATTGATAAGATTACTGCTCTTAGAGCTATGGAGGATGATGATCCTGCCTACAGCAGCTTAAAGAACAGCCTTAGAGCTATAATGTTTAATGGTACGTTTAATGAACGTAATGATAATGGACTTATTGAGCACTCAGGGCTTTGTATCTTAGACTTTGATGATTATCCTAGCAGTAAGGTGATGAAAGCTGAGAAGGCTAGACTAATGGAATGCCCTAATGTGTTTATGATATTTGTATCACCATCAGGTAAAGGTCTAAAGTGCGTGATTAAGATACCACCATCTGATAAATTCACGCATAAGAGAAGATTTAAAGCCTTTGAGGAGTTTATTGATAGTGATTACTTTGATACATCCTCCTGTAATGTTAGTAGGGTATGCTTTGAGTCTTATGATCCTAATGCCTATATCAATTTAGATGCTGAGGTATTTAATCTTATAGAAGAGGAGAAGGGCCACAGCTCTTTTGAGAGAGTGCCAGTGCTACCAATGACTAATGAAAGTAATATCATTGAGAATATCATGAAGTTTAATCATGGTGATATTGGTAATGGTAGAAACATTTGGGTGTTTAAGGTAGCATCCTGTTTTTGTGAGTATGGTATCAGTGAAAATACTGCCAAACTTTACCTGCACAAATATAGTGCTAAGGACTTCACACAAATAGAAATTAATACAGCTGTATCATCTGCATATAAAAGAAGTGATAAAGGTACTAAGTACTTTGAGGACTTTCAAACTATCATAAAGGTAAAGTCTAAATTAAAGGAGGGTATCTCCCCTGGTGATATATCTAAGCAGTTAAACATTAAGCCTGATGTGGTTAAGGATGTAAAAAAAGATGTAGCTAATAGTGAGGATGTATTTTGGGCTATTAGTGATAAGAAAGCTGTTAGTGTAGATCCTATGAAGTATAGAGATTTCTTATACAAGTATGGCTTTAATAAGTATTATCCTGAGAGATCAGAAAAACCTACATTTGTGAGGGTGATAGAGAACAAAGTTAATCTATCCTCAGTGGACCAGGTTAAAGATTTTGTCCTGGCTTATCTTATGAAGCAGAAGCAGGTGGATGTATGGAACTACTGCAGTAAATCACCCTACCTATTTACAGATGGTCACTTATCTATGCTAGAGCCTATCGGATTAATGATGCTGCAGGATACTAAAGATGTGAGCTTTATACCTTATCGTAATGGAGTAGTTAAGATTACTAAGGATAAGATAGATATTGTGCCCTACATTGATATAGATGGGTACATTTGGGATAGGCAAATCATTGATAGAGATTACAAACCTACTAAGACTATTCAAAATGATTTTAAGAGCTTTGTAAGCAAAGTATCAGCTGATGATGAGCAGAGGGTGAATGCCTTAGAGACTACCCTAGGATATCTACTCCATACCTACAAAGATAAAACAGATCAGAAGGCTATCATTTTTAATGATCAGGAGATAGATGATAATCCTAATGGGGGAAGTGGTAAGAGCTTAGTGCTAACTGCTATAGGTAAGATTAGAAATATAGTTAAAATAGATGGTAAAGCATTCAACCCTCAAAAGTCTGATTTTGTATATCAGAGGGTAAATTTAGATAGTCAGATCCTGGCCTTTGATGATGTTAAAAAGAACTTTGATTTTGAGCAGTTATTCTCACTTATCTCAGAAGGGATAACAGTGAACAGAAAGAATAAGGATGAGATCTTTATCCCATTTGAAAGGAGCCCTAAGATTGTTATTACTACCAACTATGTGATAAGTGGTGCAGGTGGTAGCCATGATAGGAGAAGGCACGAAATAGAATTTAATCAGTACTTCAATGCTCAACGTAACCCATTAGATGAGTACGGTAGGTTATTATTTGACAGCTGGACTGTAGTAGATTGGTTAATCTTTGACAACTATATGATCAGTAACCTGCAGAAATTCTTATCAATGGGCTTAGTTAAGGCTGTAGCTATCAATGCTAATGATAAAAGGTTTATCTCTTCTACTAATAAGGAGTTTTATGATTATGCTATAGAGGGTAATATCACAATGGATGTACTGCACTATAATAACGTGTCTATTCAGGACTTCCAAACATATACAGGTGGATGGCATGATTTGAATGCTCAAAGGTATCTAAAGATGGTTAATGAGTACTGTAAGTTTAAGGGGTATCACTTCGACAAGGGGAGAAGTGCAGTAGGTAGATGGTTTAAAATAACTAAGATATGACTATAAAAAGCAAATTATCTTTATATGTAGTTTTATTTTCAGGAGGTAGAACATCTGCTTTTTTAGCTAAGTATATTAAAGAAAATATTAATTATAAAGACTCTATTTTTGTTTTTATGAACACAGGTAAAGAGAGAGAAGAAACTTTAATATTTGCAGATAAATGTGATAAAGAATTTAATTTAAATTTAGTGTATTTAGAAGCATTTGTAAATGATGAAAAAAGAAAAGGTACAACTTATAAAATAGTTAATTATAAAACGGCTTCAAGAAATGGTGAACCATTTGAACAGATGCTTAAAAAATATCCGTTGCCAAATAACATGGCTTCTAATTGCACAAGAGAATTAAAGCAAAGACCTATTGATTCTTATTTGCGTGATAACTATAAAGGTTATGAGATAATAAAAGTAGTAGGAATAAGATCAGATGAATCTCATAGAAAAAGTGTAAATGCAGAAATTGAAAAAGTAATTTATCCTTTATGTGATGAATTAAAAGTTGATAGTAAATTTGTTCGTAATTGGTGGGAAAGGCAAAATTTTGATTTACAATTAAAAGACTATCAAGGGAATTGTGATTTATGTTTTAAAAAGTCTTTAAAAAAAAGATTAACTATTATAAAAGAAAATCCTAAAAGTGCAAAATGGTGGCTTGAAATGGAAGAAAAATATAGTTCCGAAGAAATACCAAGGTTTGATTTAAGAACAAATAAAAGCATTAAGGAATTAATTAAAATGTCACAAAGGTCTTTTACAAGTGCAAAAGATTTACACGAATTATCAAAAGAGCAATTTAGTTTATTTGATTATGATACAGATTGTTTTTGTAAAGCAACTTAAAATATATAAACGATGAACAAACTAAACAAACAGAGACTGCATGAGCTCGAAGAGAGGTACATGAGCTATCGGTACCCATCAGCACCAGGGCACATCATTCCATTCACTAAGTACTCAGATGCTACAGCTAATGGACTGACTAGATGTATTACTGACTTCCTTAACTTCTCTAAGCACCAAGCTGAAAGGATTAATACAATGGGTGTGTTCAGGCAGTCATATAGAACCGATGGCACTAAGACTGCAGGGCAGTGGACCAAGGGCACAGGTACTCCAGGATCTGCAGATATATCTGCTACTATTTATGGTAGATCTGTAAAGATAGAAGTAAAGATAGGTAAGGATAAGCAGTCAGTGGTGCAAAAGCAATATCAGTTAATGATAGAAGCTGCAGGAGGTATCTATATCATAAGCAAAACCTTTGATGATTTTGTGGAGTGGTATGATATGTTTAGCCAAAACTACCAAAATTAACCACTTTTGGCGAAGTATAAACAGGTGCAAATTAAGTAAAATGAGCGTAAAGTATTGAATTTAAGTATTAATAGCAAAACAAAACTAAAAAGGATAAGGGGTAAAAGTTGCCCCATTAATAAAATAGAAATGATATGAAAAATATAGCAATAGGTTTAATACTTGGAATTTGTATGGGTGCTTTGTTATTTAAAAATGATAAAAAATATGCAAAGATTGCAGAAGAGAATAAGCTGCTCAAAGATAAGATATATATTTACGAAAATTACACAATAGAAAGCCCCTAAACTATGAAAGCAAAACTAGAATTTTACCTGCCTGAAGATCAGGATGAGTTTAACTACGCCACTAATGGCTTCAACTATTATCATGCCCTTTATGAGATGGATCAGTGGCTACGAAGTGAGTACAAATACAATGGTAAAGAGGAGATGTATGAGGTGAGGGAGAAGCTAAGAGAAATAATTTCTGAAAATAATGTTAAAATAGAATAATAATTACTATATTTGTAAACAATTAATTAACTAACCATGGAAAAAACAACTACAAGGGCTGTAAAGCCTAAGGAGGTTGAGCAGCAGCCTGCTCCCTTCTATGTGAGGCTTCACCAAGCTAAACAACTAATCGGTAAAGTACATAAGAATGCTACTAACCCACATTTCAAAAAGAGTTATGCTGATATCAATAGTATCCTAGAAGCTGTTGAGCCTATCTTATTACAGCATGATCTACTTTTACTACAGCCTATAGATGGTGGTAGTGTATGCACTCAGATAGTATGCATCTACACTGGCTTTAGTATCAGTAGCTGTATGGCTTTAGATCTTAGCTTAGATGCCCAAAAACAGGGGAGTCAAATTTCTTATTTCAGGAGGTACACTATCCAAAGCCTGCTAACTTTGCAAGCCACAGATGATGATGGGCACATAGCTACAACTGCTAAGCCTAAGATAGATGCTAAGAGATTTGCTGAGGCTGTTAAGGCTATAGCTGATGGGAAGTTTACTGTAGATAAGTTAAAGGATAGCTTTGATCTTACAGATGTTCAGATTAATTCACTGTTGCTAATCCCTATGATATGAAAATTAGATGCAGTGCTATAGGTAAGATAATGACTTCATCCAAGACTAAAGGGGAGGTGCTATCACAAACAACTAAGACGTATATCCAGGGCTTAGCCCTGGCACACGTTTATGGGATACGTAAAGAGTTCACTAGTAAGTATACTGATAAGGGCAATGAGTGTGAGGATATGTGCCTCAGCTTTGTAATGGATGTCATAGATAGGGGCTTCCTGTTTAAAAATGAGGAGAACTTTAGTAATGATTGGCTAACAGGTACTCCTGATGTAGTTACTGATACTGTCCTTATAGATGTGAAAAATTCATTTACTGGCAGCACTTTCCCCTGGTTCGACAAACCTAATGAATGCCCTAACAAAGATTACTACTACCAACTGCAGGGTTATATGTGGCTAACTGATAAGCAGGAAGCTCTGCTATGTTACTGCCTTACTAATACACCCCATGCCATAGTAGAGCAGGAGGTAAAGAGTGCTCACTATAAGTTAGGGTTAATGGAGGAGAGTTTAGATCTTAGAGACCAGGTGCAAAAGCAGCACAGCTTCAATCATATCCCTGATGCTAAAAGAGTAAAGACCTTTGTAATACAAAGAGATGATGAGGTGATAGAGCAGATTAAGGTGAGGGTAGAACAATGTAGAGAATATTTTAACCAATTAATAACACAATTATGATACAAAGAGAAGAGTTTAAAGAGAAGGCTATACTAGTGGCTATGGAGGCACTAATGTTAAGCCAACAAGGGATAAGCCCTAACTATGTGGCTAAGAAAGCCCTAGAGTATGCAGAAGCTATCACACTAGAGGTGTGTGGTGAGGAGATAGTATGGCCTAGTGATAGGATCGTATGATTATCCTACTAACAATATTACTAACCCCTGCTGTGGTGTGGGGGTGGGTAGTTACTATCAATTATTTATTAACAATTTTAAACAAAGATTAACAAATGGAAACTAAAAACAACACAGGT